GCGTGGAACACTTAACGGCAGGGTCGATTCTGTATACGTTCCAGGCGCTACTTCAATAACGTCGCCGGGGCTTGCCGCTGCGATCGCTGCGTAAAAAGTGGCGAAGGGTTCTTCAGGGGAAGTTCCGTTGTTGGTGTCACTTGCTTTTGCATCTTTACTTATGTAAATCCTTCGGCTATCGCGGGCTCTTTCCGCGATCAAGTCCTCAATCGTAATCTTCTTATTCGTCCCAGCGGTGGCGTCATAAATCAGCACCTCGTCGCTGTTAGTCGGCGCAGTGTAAGAAGACAGATCGCCAAAATTAGTGCGAAGAGCGCTAACCGCTACCTTATTTGTTGTATCTGTAGAGATGTCAACGACTGGCACAACATCATCAGCTGCCAAGTCGGCGCCGTCAATGACAGGCAGATCTGTGATCTTGATGTTTGCCATGGGAATCCCTTCAATACTCCGATTTTACTGTGATGCTCAAGTCTTGATGCACCCCAGCAATGCCACGTTCCTGGGACGTGATTCCGTTCCACCGTCGTTGGAAATGGTGTGGCTGTGCGAGACGTCAAGATCAATCCGTCTGCCGTTATTAAAATCACCTTCTTCTGGTGAGCCAACGTTGCCGCCGTCGCTAAAGACACCCGTCGGGTTTGTTACGTGTGAACCAGGGGTAAAAGTACCCGTCAGGGATGCGGTGCTTGTAGTGCCGCCATGGTTGTGCTGCTTGTTTTGATCCGCTTGTGTGCTACCTAATGTGCGCCCTGCATCGATGCCGCGCCCATCATCCAAACCACGAACAAACTCACCACGCAGATCGGGTAGATTAAACGTGGTTGAGCCGTCACCAGCACCAAACTGCGTTCCAATCGCAGAAAACAGCGTTGCATACGTGGTACGACTGACCGCTGCTCCGTTCGCTTTCAAATAGCCCGTTGGAGCGGTGCTGCGTGCTGTCCAAATAACCGTTCCAGCCGGGGTTAGGTCACTTGCTGACGGAATTGCTGCAATCTCATCGTCAACATACTTTTTGGTAGCCGCCATGTTGTCGGTGGTCGGCGCACCAGTCAGCGTTAAATCACCAGTCAGCGTGCCACCGGAAAGTGCAAGGTACGTTGATGCCGCTGCTGTAATTTGCAAGTAACGCAAATCGGCTGCAGCCTGTGTGATGCCGTCTGGATCGACACGGACAAAGTTGGTGCCGTCATACATCTTCAACTCATCGGGCGTTTGGCTTGTGTCTTGCCAAAGCTGACCCAGTACCGGATTTGAAGGTGCCGTAGCACTAGGACTTGTGATTACGGACGATCCGGGTTGGAAGCTAACAACAGAAAATGTCGCACCGTTCCAGACTTTGAGGATAGGTGGGCTTGTACTTGTATCTACCCATAGCTGTCCGTTATAGGGAGTTGCGGGAGCGCTCGTTCCAACGGTCAGGCCAAGTTGCGTCAGCACCAGACCTAAGTTGTTTGCCGTAATTTTTCGGGTCTCGCTCGCGCTAATACTTGTAAACGGAACGATGTCCGCGCTGGCCAGCGTTGTGGCGGCTGGCAGTTGGGAAATGCGTGCGTCAGCCATTAGTATCCAATAACGGTGATGTCGACAAGACCGGAAACAGCTGTACCGGAAGCGTCCAGACACTCAATCGTAACCGAACTGGTCGATTTAGCTGTAACCACTGCCGTGATCGCTGACGATCCACCCGTTTGAAGCGCGGTGATCTGAACACTTTCTACGCTGCGGAAAGTTTTTGTAAGCGCCACAGCAGTTCCTGCGCTGGAAATAGTCACATCGTTTTGCTTTTCGATCACATCTGGGTAATCAAGCTGCGCCGTAAGCGCTGAAATGTTGCCAGCGGTCGTTCCGCCGTCCGGGCTCTTGAACAACGTCTCTACCCGATATACATCACCAAGAAGTTTTTCATAGGGGGCGTAGGGGTGGACGATTCCGCCCTCCGCTAGTTCTGTGGGCGTGTAATAGCGTTGCTCTGCAAAAATCTTGTCATCATTTTCCTGTATCAGATTAAAGTCATCCTCTTTCGTTATCTCAGTAACCTCGCCTGTTAGGGCAACCAACTTGTGCTGGTAAGTTGCGGTCGCAGTTGTGCTCAGCAACAGAGCACTTTCAAGATTGTTGTTGTCAAAGTTCCAAGTAAAAATACTGTCCTTAGTTGGATCGGTTTGAACTAGGTTTCCGCCCGATACTGAACAGTTGTCATAATCTCCGGGCCAGTTGCCTGCGCCTTGTGTTTTGGCGTTTATCGTCTGCACAGCATTGCTGATTGGCGGTGCCCCGATATTTACAAGTACGTAGGCAGGCTCATCGGAACGCCACTGCGTTGCATCGACGGCTTTCACCATTACGACCCAAGAATCTACGTCGAACAGGCTCGTCTCAAACCACTGCTGCTGAGCCGGTAAGCCGCCGGATTGAAGTTCGATTCCGGCTTCCCACGTTTCGGATGGGCTGCTATTGACAAGCGTCCCACGCTTAAAACGCACCTCATAGGCGACAATGTCAGCGACAAGGCTTTGATCCCATGCGCCGTATTCACTCAAAGGGAGCTGCCAACTAAAACGCTTACCGCTGCTGTTCTGGTTTTCTACAACACTGAAGTTAGACGGTGTTGGCGGGACGATTTCATCACGCTCCACGAAAGTCGTGATGTAGTCATCCGGATCTTCACCAAAAATTGCGCTAGTAAAGTTGACGCGAATGTCGTAAGTGTCTGGAGCGTGGAATGCAACCGTGTAATAACCTGTTAGCGGAATATCAGCTAAAAAATACCAACCCTCGGCGTTAGGTTCTTTTACGCCTGGGACTTCACCTGATGTAAGATTGCGCGGCTTTGCCCAGCACTTGTAACCCCGTACACGCTCAGGGATTGGGCACGTTCCAGCGTCAACGATCAATAATTGTGTGCCGTCTGGCTGGTTTGCGTGTCTTACGGTTGCTCCGTATGCGGCATCACTTAAATCTGGGATTGCTTCAAATGGATCCACGTCATACACGACCCATTCAGACTGGCTGCCTAAACGGTTTACCGATGCCACTCGTACTTGATAGGTGTTACCAAAAACATGTAGTGCAAGCGGAATTTGCACGTTAGTCGTACTAGTGCTTACCACCTCGGACCATTCAGTATCGCCGTTCTTTCGCCATTGGTATCTGTAGGCGCGAATTAACAAATCAATGGCGTTGTTGTTCTGCGGTGCCTTCCAGCTTGCGCGAATAGACGTTTGACCGTTTGAAAATTCAAGTGCAGCTATGACTTCAGTTGGTACGGTTGCCTTAGAGATAGTAAAACGATCTTTTGGTACAGCGACAGGCAGGCTGCTATCTACATACCCAAATTTGCTGTCGTTGTATTGAACGGCTTCGACTTGATAGACAAGGGGTTCGACTTCGGCAACAGAGATAATTTTGTAAAGCGCGGCCTGCATAGCGCTCCATTCCAGCACCCAGAGAGACCCGACTTGAGAATCAATGGCAGAACTAACTTCAATTTGAGTCTTAGTGTCATCCGCTGAGACGACCCTAGCGATGATGAAATCTAGAGATTGGGTTGTCAAAGGATCAACGCCCTGAGACACTAAGTTTTTTTCTGTGATTTGCGATCCAGACCCCGCAAAACTTACCAGGTTGGTTAACTGTAACTTGGGTCTTGTAGTAGTTGAGCCGTCTGGATTAGTTGTTGTCTCGCCATCGGGGATAACGAATGTCAGCGTGTAAGCAATATTCGGGTCAAGGTTAAGAACTGCATCGAGCGTTACGACGTTGCCATCAATAGCTGTAATACGACCACCAAGGCGTTGACCTTGCTTAAGTGGATCGGCAATTTGAATTACTTCACCGACACCAGCAGCAAGACCCTCGGCGCCGATGCGAAAACTGACGCGCTCGGTTTCATAACGGTTGCTGAATAGCGTGTGCTTGGCAGCCCTCAGCGCCTGGCCTCTTGAAGTAACCCCGATCAAGCGAAGATCGATGGGGTTGTATCCAAAACGCTCCAGCAACTGGTCATCCTGCAGGTATTCGGTGACGCTGGAGTAAACCTGATTTGGGTCGTCCCAGTTAGCCAAGACGACGCTTTTTCGTGCCGCGCGTGCTGTGCCGGTGTACGTAAAGCAGGGCGAAGAAACTTCGCCGTTTTCGGCAACATCCTGGATGACGTTGGCTTCACTGAACTGCTGAACAGGGATCTGTGAACGGTCCTGCGTTAAATACAGCTGGCCTTCGCTGTAATAGATCAGGCCACGGAAGCACGAAGCAAGTGCATTGAGCACTTCATACACACCGCCTGGGTTCTGCAAAAACACGTTGCAGGTGAAGCGTGGTTCGTATCCACCTGATCCGTTAGGGACT